AACGTTAACATATAACGAAGTAAAACAACAAGCAACATTAGAGGAGTTTTTTGCATGAGAATAGCATTAACCGGATCAAGCGGCTTTATTGGAAGTCGCCTTAAAACAGTCCTTGAATCTCAAGGGCATGAGATTACCGAGTGGGATACACAACTTGGTAAAGATATTCATGACTTTCAATTAAATGATGAAGAATACGTAATTCATCTAGCAGCATTTGCAGATTTAAGAGCATCAATTGATAATGCTCAAGCATTTTGGGATAATAACGTAACCCCAACAACACGAATACAAAGAATGTGTTATGAAGCAGGCGTACCTCTCATCTATGCATCTTCATCTTGTATTCATAACTGGGCAGCTTCACCTTATGGTATCAGTAAGAAAGTAAATGAAGAAACAGCAATGCCTGGACAAGTTGGCTTGAGGTTTAGTACAGTCTATGGGCCGAATGCCAGAGATTCAATGCTAATAGGGAGACTTGTAAGTGGCAATATTAAATATCTCACTAATCATACTCGTGATTTTGTTCATGTTGATGATGTAGTAGCATTTATTGTTTTGTTAATGGAAAAAGATTTACACACCGTTGAAAGAGCATATGATATCGGCACAAGTAAAGGTGTGTTAGTTTCTGAACTCGGTCAAGCTGTAGGTTATCAAGATCTTCCAGTAGAAGACGGCGATGATTGTGAAGCTGATGATAATACATTGAATATTGAACCAGCCAAAAAATTAGGTTGGGAACCACAACTTAATGTGTTAGATTACGTTACAGCACAAAAAGAATTGTATCATCAAACAATGACAATAAACGAAGAGCTACACAGTTGAAGTACGCTAGTATAGTTCCATTGATTGGTGGTGAAACGATTGCTATGCAAAATGCATTTGGCAAAAGACCTGAATATATATTATCATATGAGGATTTTAATGCAAACGATAACCATCTTGTGGAATACTATAAAAGAGAAGTTCCCTATCATCTTATTCGAGGTGATAGGGTACCTGACGTACCTTCTGTCGATGTTATTAATACCGTATGTCCTTGTGCTGGGTTGTCTAGCCTTAATACTTCAGCTTCTTCTAATGCTGGTGCTAACGATTGGATGCGCACTTCAGCCACTCATGTCTTGGGTAAACTCAAGCCTCAAGTATTCTGGGGTGAAAATGCACCAAGACTCGCTTCGAAAATGGGAGAGCCAGTCGTTAGGGATCTTCGAGAAATTGGACAAAACTTCGGATATACTTTCTCACTGTATAAAACAAAGTCTATCCTTCATGGACTCGGACAAGTAAGAGACAGAGCATTTTATTTTTTCTGGAAGGGCGAAAAGGTACCACAATTTGAATATATAACTAGAGAGCATGAAAAAATTGAGGAAACGATTCGTTCCGTGAAACGGGATCCAGATGATCCAATGTCAGTCCTTGTAAAATTAAGTGCTCCTACGGAAGACCCGTTCTATAAGTACGTTCTCAATGAGATTGAGGGCGGTATCAGTCATAATGACTTTCAAAACAAAATTAAAAAAAGCACTGATGTAAAACTTTATATTGAAGATCACAATATAAGTTATGACAAAGTTGCTGATTGGATGGACAAGCACGGCTTTGAAAAAGAAGCAACAAGGTGTAGGACCATGCATGCTAAGCTTGAATCAGGCGGGAATATTATGAGAAGAGGTGTTTATATTCCTAAAGATTATATTGGTGCATTTGTAGGTAGCACACCAACATGTCTTACACATCCTGATGAAGATAGATATTTAACAATAAGAGAATGCTTGCACATTATGGGATTACCTGATGATTTCATATTGCAAGGTGGATTAAAAAATCTTAATCATATTTGTCAAAACGTACCAGTGACTACAGCACAAGATATGGCTGAACACGTACTGAAGTTTTGCGATGGAAGATTAAGTAACCGTATGATTGACACACCTTTTATGGTTCAGTGCAACAAATCTAAATCATACGATTATGAAAAAAGTGTTGTACAACTTGACCAATTTATGGTATAATATAATTTTAGGAGATAATGAATGTCAATAATGGATAAACTAAAAAAGAACTCAAAGATTAAGGAAACAGCTATCCTTAGTAAATCGCAGTTCTTCCGTGACAAAGATTTTGTCACAACCGATGTTCCAATGATTAATGTTGCTTTAGCTGGTGATGTTGAAGGCGGACTAAGTTCAGGCCTTACTGTTTTGGCTGGTGCATCTAAACACTTTAAAACTTCATTCGCATTGAAAATAGCGAGTGCATATATGAGAAAACACCCAGAATCTGTTATGTTATTTTATGATTCTGAGTTTGGTTCTCCACAACAATACTTTGAAACATTTGGTATTGATATTGATAGAGTACTACATACACCTATCACAGATGTTGAAAAATTAAAATTTGATTTGGTAGGTCAATTAGAAAACTTAGAAAGAGATGATAAGGTCATTATTGTAATTGACTCTATCGGTAACCTCGCATCAAAGAAAGAAATGGAAGATGCATTGAATGAAAAGTCAGTTGCTGATATGTCACGAGCAAAAGCACTGAAAGGTTTGTTTAGAATGGTTACACCATATCTTACTATGAAAAACATTCCTCTTCTTGCTGTTAACCACACTTATAAAGAAATTGGTTTGTTTCCAAAAGATATTGTCGGTGGTGGTACAGGTATCTACTACAGCGCTGATAATATTTGGATCATTGGTAGACAACAGGATAAAGTTGGTACAGAAATCAAAGGTTATCACTTTGTCATTAATGTTGAAAAATCAAGGTTTGTACGTGAAAAGTCAAAGATTCCTATTTCAGTTTCATGGGAAGGTGGCATCCAAAAATGGTCAGGTCTTCTTGATGTAGCTATGGGTGGTGGATATGTAACTAAACCTTCTCCAGGCTGGTACCAACGAACAGGTGAAGAAAATAAAGTAAGAGTTGGAGAGACACTTACCGAAGAGTTTTGGAAACCTATCTTTGAAACTACAGACTTTAAAGAATATATAAAGAAAAACTATCAGATTGGTTCTGTAGTGAATATGGAAGATTACAAAGATGATATCGGAGAATGATTATACATTCATGGACAATGAAAAGTTCCCTGAACATCATTGCATAAGAATAAAAACAGGCATATATAAAGATGTTATATATGCTTATGGAAAAGTAAAAGCAGTTGTTGAAAGCAATGATGATATTGCAAGACTTGATTTTAAATATCAAATAATTGAAAACCCAACAGACATGAAACTAGATAATGATCCAGACTTTGGTAATCATATTGGTGCTATTCTCCAGCACTGTATGACTGAGGCTGTTGAATCGGGCAACTATAGGATAGGTGATGGAACCAAACATACAAACGACAATTCTAAGAAACTTAATTAATGATGAAGATTATACTCGATCAGTAATTCCATTTCTTAAGAAAGAATATTTTGAAAACAATCATAGAGTTGTATTTGACTCTGTGGTTGAGTTCGTTGACAAATACAACAAGCTTCCAACTCAAGAAGCATTATCAATTGAGTTAACTAATGCAAATATAAAAGACGGTCCTGGTGTTTCTGAAGTACTTGGCCAAGTGTTTACACCTAAAGAAGTAAATGAAGAATGGTTGCTTCATGAAACTGAAAAGTGGTGTCAGGATAGAAGTATCTATCTTGCCATTATGGAATCAATAAACATTATTGATGGTAAACATAACACATTGAAAAAGGATGCACTGCCACAACTTTTATCGGACGCTCTTGGTGTTTGTTTTGACACTAATGTAGGTCATGACTATATTGATAATTCAGATGAAAGGTTTGAATTTTATCATAAGGTTGAAGATAGGATTCCATTTGATCTTGAATACTTCAATAAAATTACTAAAGATGGTATACCAAACAAAACATTGAATGTTGCACTTGCTGGCACAGGTGTAGGTAAATCTTTGTTTATGTGTCATCATGCAGCTTCAGTACTTACACTCGGTAAGAATGTTTTGTATATTACTTTGGAAATGGCTGAAGAAAGAATAGCAGAAAGAATTGATGCTAACCTCATGAATATACCTATTGATCAACTTCATGCATTATCCAAAACTATGTTTGAAGATAAGATTACTAAGATAGCTCAAAAGAATGTAGGTAAACTAATCATTAAGGAATATCCAACAGGTGCTGCTCATTCAGGTCACTTCCGTGCATTACTTAATGAATTAAAACTTAAAAGAAACTTTACACCAGATATAATCTTTATTGATTATCTTAATATATGTTCAAGCTCTAGAATGAAAGGATTAGGCGGTGCAATCAATACATACTCTTACGTTAAAGCAATTGCTGAAGAATTACGCGGTCTTGCGGTTGAGTTCAACTTACCGGTCGTCACTGCAACGCAAACGACTCGTTCAGGTTATTCTAACTCGGATGTTGGGCTTGAAGATACATCCGAATCTTTTGGATTACCCGCTACCGCGGATCTAATGTTTGCCTTAGTTACTACCGAAGAACTTGATAAACTCGGCCAGATGATGGTTAAGCAATTAAAGAACAGATATAATGATCCAAGTAAAACTAAAAGGTTTATTATTGGTGTAGATAGATCTCGTATGAAACTATATGATGTTGAGGAAAATGCTCAGACTCTCACCGATGATACACCAGTGTTTGATAATACTAAATCAGGTGAAGACATGAAGGATTTTTCAGGGTTTAAAATGTAATTGTGATATAAATGTCACAGTATTTGGATAAAATGCAAAAAAGTGCAGCTAGGCTGCATTTTTTTGTTTACAAACCCGGAAAAACTGTATATACTAGATATATAAGGTAAAAAAAATAATGATGGAGAAAATTATGGAAACAATCTTTATAAATGCTGAAAGAGGCGGAATCTCAATAGATTTAGGACCAGGTAATAGAATAGGTCTTGCAAAAACACCTGAAACTTTAAATAAGCTTATCAATGATAATAATCTTCAAGGTGAAGTTGCTTTTACAAGTTCAATGGATTTTGCAGATGAGTATGGATTCAAAAATGGCGATGGTGCTAGAATCCTTTGGAATAAAACTATGGAATTGAGAGGTTAATTATGGAACAGCTAGAATTATTCAAAAAATCATGGGGAGTCCACGAAGGATTCGAAAAACTTCAATCAGCTCTTGATGAGCGTATACCTGGATCAGGTAGCGTACCAAGTCCTCGTTCAACTAACAAGCATCTTGAAAAATTCAGAGTTGCTTCTAACTTGGCTTACGATCTTTTCAACAATGGTCTTATGAATAGAAGATCTCGATTCGGTCAATTCTTTGGTTGGGTTCCACACTCACAAAGAGGTGGTTACTACTACCGCGATCACGATTGGAGAAGGTTTGAAGAAAAACTTGAACCAGTTATAACTCAACTTATGCAGGCAGCTGCTAAAGAACAAGGAATAAAAATATGACTATGAAACTTTGGATATCAGAAATCTTTACATTCCTAATCCTTGCAGTTTTTGCATTCGGTTGGATAGACACTCTTTGGATCTTCGGTGTAGAAGATAGCAAAACGTACACATGGTGGTACTTAATGCAATACTTAGGAAACTTATCATGATGGTATATTGCGATAAGATAGCGGATACAGTTCGCAAAGCATTACTGAAATATGATTCAGATGGAATCATAGGACCAGTTGAAGGTATCAAATCAGACCTGCATCCAAAAGGCGGTTGGTTTGTATCACCTAAGAAGACAATTGAATTATACGATATGAACGGCAAAAAATATGTTATTACAATAGAGGAGAAGCTTGATGCCAATGACAATAGTTGATTATAAAAATTATACAAATAAAATCGGTACTTTCTACAAGAATAGTAAAGAAGACATGGAACTTCTTGCTAATCTTAGGAGAATGGTTACTAACCTTAATAAAGATTTAAGGGACGCTAATAAGGACTATCAGTTTTATGTTAAATGCCAAGGACGTCTTGGTAAAAATAATCCTAATGCTCCAAAGTACAGAAACGGCGGTTATTACGGACCGGCAGCCGGTTCAATAAGATTACCTGATGCCGAAAGATTGGATGCATATATCTACAGGCGTAGGTAATGATTTATTTTGAAATTATCGGTGGATCTAAATCAGAAAAGCAACTCGTTGAGAATGCTTTCTGGTTTGCGTTGAAAGAACTGATGCCTCGTAAAAAGAACCTTGATGTTTTATTTTCGTTAGTAAAAATGAAAGGAACACAGGGTTTTCAGGTTATGATTGAAAAGACTTTTCATGAAATAGAATTAAAAAAAGGTATGAGTAAAGACGATTTGATTACTGCTGTATTTCATGAAATGGTGCATGTCCGTCAGTCAGAACGTGGTGAAGAAATGGATTTTAGTTTAAATTATTTAGATAGACCATTTGAAATTGAAGCTTATAAACTTCAAGAGTCAATGTTGAAAAAGTATAAATATATTAATGATACAGTTTAAAACATTTTTGGAGGAAGGCATGAGACCATTATCTCCTGCTGAGTGGGATAAACCTAACTCGCAGACAAATGAGCCTCGTCTCTCAATCCTCAAAAGACTTATTCAACAAAAGGCAGATATAGTTACCATTGATAACGAAACAATCAAGCTAGCTGATGATGAAAAGAACTACGGTTCAATAAAAGATTTTGAAGACAATCCGGGAAAAGCTTTTACTTTATATAAAACAAATGGTGATATGATTTCAAGCTCAAAGATTGCAAAATCACCAGTCTTTGGAGGAGGTAAAGGATCAGGCGGAGGAACAGAAAATACAGCATTTGCAGAAACACAACAGTGCTATTATCTTGCTGCAATGTTAAAATATAAAAATCAACCAATAGAATACTATACACCGGAAATATTGGAAAAAACAAGAGGTAGAGCTTCAACAGGTAAAACTACTTTGGAACAAACATTTGAAGAACTCGATGCAAGCTGGGGTGTATCAGCATACATATCTGGACAGATATTGATTAGGCAAGGATATGTAACTACTAAACACACATTCCATAGAGATTCTCCAGAAATGCAATACATCTATAAAGCAAAAGATACTGCATTTAAAAATTCTGGATTAGGAAAACTAAAAGATGATAAATGGAATCCTGGTGATATATGGGCTATTGAAGACGGATTGGATTTAAAGAAAGAATTAGATGTAACTTCAGTATCTGCTTTAAATCTTTCAATTAAGAAGTTATTGGATTCAAGAAAATTAGTTCCAATATCATTGAAAAAAGTAAAGAAGAAAGCAAAAATCATAACACAAACACCAGCAAGATCAGATTCACCTGCTTACACTCTTGATAAGATACTACTTCAAAGTGGAAGAGGAAACTTCTGGTCTAATAAGATGGCAACCATATTGTTTAAACCAGATGGAAAAATGGATATCCGTGCTAATGCACCTTTGGCTGCATCTAAGTTTGAAATAGTTCAAAAGGCAGCAAGGGCTGGTGGTGCAGGTTGGACGGTGTTTATGGATTTTGCAAAAAGATATATGAATGAAACTGTTCCGCCTTATACATCTATAAAAGCTCAAGGTCTTAAAATGGCAAAGGGTGATAAGAAGGAAATAGGATTATTTAAAAAGTACGCTGCTAAAGTAGATAGAACTTCTGAAAGGAATTTTGAAGCAGAACTTGCTAAGAAAGATAAGATTTGGATTGTTGCAAAGTATGCAGCAACATATGCATCATACTTATTAATTACTAATAAGGGAAAAAGAGCCAATAGTGTTATAAACGCTATTGTTAATTACGCAGCATCAACTTCAGAAGATGCATGCATTCACATAGTAGTAAAGGAAGGTTAATGATAGTAGAAACTAATTTTGGTCATAAAGTCGATCCTGAAAGAATGGCTGTTGGTTCAGCTTCGAATATTAATAAAAAAGGTGCCTTTTTTGTTTTCAGTATTCGAGTGGATAACGATGATGTCCGCGAATATTCTTTTACAGATAGAAATAGAGCAGTGACAATGAGAAAAGTACTTGTTAGTCATCTGGAACAAAAGATAAGGAAAGAACTATGTATGAATATAAATGTCGCTTAGTCAAAGTAGTTGATGGAGATACAATTGATGTCGACATTGATCTAGGATTTGATGTATGGCTACAAAAACAAAGAATAAGACTTTACGGTATTGACACACCTGAGTCAAGAACATCAGATGCTGATGAAAAAATATATGGAAACTTAGCTAAAGACTATTTAACTAAGTGGACTAATTCCGGTGATTTGATTCTTAAAACTTTTAAAGATGATGCAAGAGGAAAATTTGGTAGAATACTCGGTGAGATATGGTATGGTAAAGAACACAACATCAATCAGTTACTTGTAGATAATCATCATGCAGTAAGGTATCATGGCCAGTCAAAAGAAGAGATTGCCGAAGCACATCTACAAAATAGAAAAAAACTCGCAGAACCTCATGTTGTAACAGCTGTGAAAGCATTGGATAACTGATGAAAACTTTTAATCAATATCTGAAAGAAGAAAAAAACACACACATGACTCACATTGAAGATCAAGTGATCTATGGTGGTGTTAAAGGTGCCAGAGACGCTATACTTGGTCTTAGGTCTTTAAGAGACATGTTGGCAGGCAACTCTTCTAAATCTACTGATGTTACAGTTAAGTGGGATGGTGCACCTGCTGTCTTTGCTGGAAAAGATCCAAGAGACGGTAAGTTCTTTGTTGCAAAGAAAGGTGTATTCAATAAAACACCAAAGGTTTATAAGAATCATGCAGATATTGATGCTGATACAAGCGGTGATCTATCAGACAAATTAAAAGCAGCATTTGATGCACTAAAAGGTGCTGGTATCAAGAACGTACTTCAAGGTGATATTATGTTTACGAAACCAGAACTTAAGAAAGAAACAATTGCTGGTGAAAGTTATATAACATTCCATCCTAATACAATTGTGTATGCGGTACCAGCTAAATCAGATTTAGCTAAAAAGATATTATCTTCAAAAGTCGGTATAGTATTTCATACTGAATATACTGGCGGAAGCTTTGAAGATATGAAAGCATCTTATGGACCAAATGTAGATAGCTTAAAAAATCTAAAAGGTCTATGGGCAGATGATGCTAACTTACGCATGGTGTCGGCTACTTTATCAGAAAAAGATACTAAAGAAGTTACAAAAGCATTATCATTAGCAGGTAAGATATTTCAAAAGATTGCTAGTTCAACACTCAGAGATATTGAAAGAAATAAAGATTTTGCAGCAGTTATAGAAACACACAACAACAAATATGTAAGAGCAGGCCAGAAGGTAACTAATACTTCTCGGCATGTAGATAGTTTAATTAAATTTATAAATGATAAGTTTCAAAAAGAAATTGACAAAAGATCTACACCAGCTGGTAAATCAAAACAAGTTGATGCAAGAGATAAGATGCTTAAATTCTTTTCATCAAGAAATAAAGCTAATCTTAAACTTGTTTTTGATCTACAAAATGCTATAGTCGATGGGAAGCTAAAGATTATAAATAAACTAGATAAACTATCAAATATGAGTACCTTCGTTAAGACTAAGAATGGATTCAAAGTAACCGGTGTAGAAGGTTATGTTGCCATTGATAAACTTAAAGGCGGTGCAGTAAAATTAGTTGATCGGTTGGAGTTCAGTACAAACAACTTCAGCCCTAATGTTATAAAAGGCTGGGACACACCGTCCCGATCCTGATGGAAAGAGCGGAAAGTATATGCTAGAGTTTAAAAAGTACTATCACATGAGTGAAGAAGAAGTCAACGAGCTATTGACTATCCAACAACGTGTGAAGTTAAAACAAGCAATAAGACGCAACAAAGCCAAGATACAAATGGGTGCTAAACGTGCCAGAAGAAAGATTGCCGACTTAGATACTCTTAGGAAACGTTCAATTAAACAGGCTAAGAATGTTTTAATAAAGAAGTTCCTAAAAAACAAGAGTAAACAAGATTTATCTTATGCAGCAAGAGGTGCATTAGAGAAAAAGTTAGCAAGACCAGGTGCAAAGAATGCAATCCAAAGATTGGCTAGAAAACTACTTCCACAAGTTCGCCAGAAGGATCGCAATAAACTAAGAAAACCTTCAGGCGGACAGAATGCTAAATCTTAAAAGTTTTACACAGTATGTAACTGAAGGCACTAAGGATGTCACTATTGCTTGGGGTAGATTCAATCCTCCAACAATAGGTCATGAGAAGTTACTTACCGCAGTAGCAAAAACTGCAAGAGGTTCTGCATATAAAATATATGCATCTCAGTCGGCTGATCCTAAAAAGAATCCACTTCAATATAAAGATAAAATCAAGTATATGCGTAAGATGTTTCCAAAACATTCACGTAATATTATGATATCTTCGAAGATTAGAACTATTATGGAGTTGCTATCATCACTCTATGATCAAGGTTTTAATAAAGTTACTATTGTAGCTGGAAGTGATAGAGTTGCTGAGTATCAAACATTAGCAAATAAGTATAATAAAACTAAAGGTCGTCATGGTTTCTATAACTTTGACGGAGGAATAAACGTTGTATCTGCAGGTGTAAGAGATCCTGATGCGGAAGGTGCTACAGGCATGTCAGCCTCCAAGATGAGAGCAGCTGCTGCAGATAATGATATTCAAACATTTACAAAAGGTCTACCTTCTGGATTCAAAGAAGCACAAAAGCTTTTTAATGATGTGCGTAAAGGAATGAATCTTAAAGAATCATACAAGTATCGTCAACACATTGAACTTGAAAAAGTATCTAATGAAAGAGAAGAATATGTTGAAGGTAACTTATATGAAGAAGGTGATCTAGCAGTAATTAAAGAAACGCAAGAAATAGGTAACGTCTTACAACTTGGAACCAATTATTTGTTGATTGAAACATCAAATGGAAAATACAGATATTGGCTAAATCAAGTTGAGCCACTTGAAGAAAAAGATAGAGGACCAGGCCAAGATCCAGATATTAAAGATAGACCCGGTACACAACCTAAGCCATATTATGGAAAAGACGCTAAAGGAAAAAAGATGTCTAAATCGACTAAAGCAGCTCGTGATAGACACTTTAAGAAGGGTGCAAAAATGGATGATGATAATCCGGCAGCATATAAACCTGCTCCTGGAGATAAAAGCGCGAAGACTAAACCGTCAAAGCACACCAAAAAATTTAATAAAATGTTCGGGGAGGATAACGTGCATACATTTAAACAGTTTGTAACAGAGGCTGATGTCACAGCTGCTTTGAAAAAGAAGGCGGATAAGTCAGGCATGCCTATGGGTATATTAAGACAAGTTTTCAACAGAGGTGTTGCTGCTTGGAGAACTGGTCATAGACCAGGGACCAATCCAACACAATGGGGTTTGGCAAGAGTCAACTCCTTTGCTACTAAATCTTCAGGTACTTGGGGAAAAGCAGATAAAGACCTCGCAGCAAAGGTGAGGGGATAATGAAAAGCTTTAAAGAAGTATACGAAATGGGTACTGATGAGTACGCAAATTACGTAAAGAAAATGACACCAGGCCAGAATGAAGGTTATGAAGGTGAAGTAACTAAAATCCTAAAAAAGAAAGGAATTGATGGTTACTTTAAAAATAATAAGTTAATGGTTTCAAAGAGAGATAAAGATGCTGCTATGAAAGCATTGAAGAAAAAATCTCATAAACTTGATATGCCAGATATTCAAGTTGAATCAGCTCATGTTACTGAGTATGGAGATCATTGGAATTTATCAGAAAAGAAGAGAGGTCCTACAGGTATCGCTTATTCTACTAATCCTATTCATCTAAAAGACATAAGTAAAATGCTTAAGGATAGAAAATTTAAAGGTAATACCAGCGGTCTTATGAGAGCTGTTAAAGCTAAATATCCTGATGCATATGATGATCCTAAAGTTCAAGATGCATTTAAGAAGCATGCAGAAACTAACGAAAATCGATTGAAAAGAATGACACCAATTCAAAGAGCTGCTTTAGCAAAAGCAAAAGGTGCTCCTAAAGATAAAGTCAGTCTAGCAAAAATGCCTTTTGATATAGGAAACAAAAAGAAACAAAAACCTAAAGTTGGTAGAGGTAGTGAAATAGTAAGATATGAAGAAGTAGAAAATATTGAAGAGTCTACTAGTTTTACAGGAACACAACACGTTCAACTTACAAGATATTCTGCAACAGGCGGACTAGGTTTACAGATAACTCAAACTAAAACAATGCCAGGAATGCAAAGAAAACTCACAGGCGCATATGTAAATATACCGATGAAAGATGTTCCAAAACTAATGAAGTCTTTACAGAGAGTTTTTAAAGCTGACATAAAAGATCCAGGTGATGACATATAATGAAAACCTTTAAGTCATATATCAACGAAGAAAAAATCCTTGAGCTCAATGATAAAGAGTTTGATGAATATGTTGCTACGTTAAATGATAAAGAACTTGAAGAACTTACTGAATTCATTGGCGGCATTGCAAGAACTGCTAAGAAGGTACTTACTCTCCCCGTAACAGTACCTTACAGAGCAACTAAAGCAGTAGCCAAAGGTGTAAAGAAAGTAGTAACATCTAAACCAGTAAAGAAAACTGGATCGCTTATTGCAAAAGGTGCTAAAGCAAGCGTTGTTAATAAGAAAGGCAACTTTCGCTTCAGTACAGCAGGCAGAGCAGATTCTGCTCAGGCCAAGTTGGCTAGATTAAAGAAAGCCGCTGCAGATCGTCAAAGACTTGCAAAAGCAAAAGCCGGTATTGCAAAAATGAGACAAAAACCAAAGGTTACTAAACCAACAGTTGTTAAATCTGACACAAGTGATAAACAAATGTTTGTATATCATATCCGAGATAGTAAACAAAAAGAAGGTAATATACATGCAAGAAGTCAGATTGAAGCTCAGGTAAAAGCAAAAGATAATGGTTTTGTTATGCCAATGTCTGTAACTAACAAAGGAGTGTATGATGGTAAGTCTTAAGACTTTATTAGAAAAGCTGGGCAGAGATGCAACAGCCGGTGATTATGTAAAAGATTTTAGAAAATCAGATGCACCTCAGTTCAAGGGTAAGTCAGATAAGAAAAAACAAAAGATGGCTATTGCAGCATACCTTGATGCTAAAGATTCCGAAAAGAACGAAAGGATCTCAACAGTAGACGTTGACCAAAAGAAGCGTGACTTAAAGGTTGCAAGGATAGATAAGAAAATAAGAGATCTTAAGAGTGAAGGTAGCGGTAAACCAGAATCATGGGAAGCAGGTTATAAAAGACGAGTTGTAAAAACTACAAAACCTGAGCATAAAGAAAAAGGAATGAACTGGAGAATCAAAGGTAAAGACAGACCTGAAATTTCTATAAGGTTATATAAAGAAAAGCCTTCACAGGCAGAATTTAACAAACAAATGAAAAGGGTGGCAGGACATGAATTCGGTGGATAAATTTAAAAAATTTAGTGAAGAATCTATTGATGAGTTCTGCGAGTGTGTAGATCTTTATGAAGACTTGGAACTAGTTGAAGCAGAATACCAAGGAAAGAAAGTAACACTCAATGATCCTATTAGAACTTCCGAAAATCCTAATAAAAAATTTAAAGTTTATACTATGGGTCCTAATGGCAAAGTTGTTGTTGTACGTTTCGGTGATCCAAACATGGAAATCAAAAGAGATGATCCTAAGCGTAGAGCTTCTTTCCGTGCCAGACATAACTGCGATAATCCTGGGCCCAAGTTTAAAGCACGATACTGGTCATGTTTCCAGTGGCGAGCAGGTAAAAAAGTAGATAACTAAAGGAGAAGTTAATGTCAAGAATCAAGGATATTACAGTATTGTTGTTAGCCGTAGGTTTGATGGGACTATTAGGGCTAATTGTAGTAGATGAGTTTATGATGGCAACTGAAGTAGGTGGAGCACTTGATGGAAGAATTATTGAATTATTACAAATGGCAATTACCGGTATAGTAGGTATAGTTGCTGGATACGTTTCTGGAAAGGACAGCTGTAATTGTCAAAAACCTGACAATAAGTAGTGTCAAATAAATGGACGTGTCAAATATTTGTTTTGAGTAGTTTTGCAGATAAATATTTTTATTTAAGGAGTAATCATGGCGGATAAAGTAGAAGATAGGCTAACAAGAATCGAACAAAAGATCGATAAGCTTGCAGACGCCATGATATCTCTTGCTAGAGCAGAGGAGAAAATACTAGCCTTGCAAGATGATCATGACAATATGCGTGAAAGAATGAATAGGCTTTCACAAAAGCTAGATGATCTTCAACGATCAGTTGACGCTAACACTAGAACTATAACAATTATAAATAGAATATGCTGGATAATAATCGCTGCAGGAACAGCGGCTTTTATCGGGCAATATTTAATGTAGAAAAGGAAAGGCAAGCTCATGAGTAAAGAACTGAGGAGCATAGCTCAAACATACATGAGCATGCTACAAGACGATTATGATCCTAAAAAAGATCATGATATGAATCCAACGAGTCATGTTTCTAAAAATAAAGATACTGGCATGTTTTGTGTTTACGATATAAATGGCAAGAAAGTAGCTGAGTTTAAAACAAAAGATGAAGCTGATGCATATGCCAAGAAGAACCACGACGCTTTAATGAAAAAAGAAGAAGTCGAAATAGATGAAGTCAAAATAGCAAGTAAGAATGTCTTAGGAAAAGATAATAAAGCTAAAAAACAAACTGGTAAACCTGGAATGAATAAATTCAGAGCTGGTGAGTCACCATTTCAAAAAAGAATTAAAAAAATAACAAGTGAAATGGATCCGGTAAATAAAGATGCGGTCAAGAAAAAGTTTGATGATCGAAAAGATAAAGACATCGATAATGACGGTGATGTAGATTCATCTGATAAGTTCTTACATAAAAGACGTAAGGCAATTAGTAAATCAATGAAAGGCGAAAGCACAGTGCTAAAAAGTTATGTAGATATTATGCAAGAAGAGAAAGCAAAAGCTTCTCATGCAGCTTCACCAAAAGCGGCTGAAGTTGAACCTGAAGAAAATCCTGACTTACCTAAGCAACCAGACATGGCACCTAATACTAAAAAAGTTTTAGACATGCATCGTAAAGGTGAGAAAAGAGATTACCCAGCGGATAAAAATAAAACCGGTGGTGAAAAAATGAAACAGGCACCAAAGCCTAAAACACTTAAAGATTTAAGGAGCAAATAATGGGTATGCAAAAAGCTGGCTGGCTTGAAGATTCAGTTGCCAAAGCTGACGGAATCTATTCACCTGATGGTGAAAAATTAAAGAGTGGTTCTATGAGTCCAGAACAAATTGCAGAATGGAATGGCACAAGCGCGCCACAGCAATTGAATGAGTCTCCATCAAGTAAATCACTTGATGATATGAATAAAAAAGAACTTGAAGCATTAGGTCGTCAACACGGTATTGAATTAGACAGACGCAAGAGCAAATCAGATTTAGTTGATGAATTAACTGAACACATGGAATAGTAATATATAATCAGGTAAGATAAAATTACCTGAGGATATAATGAAATTACTTGAAGAGTTAACGAATAAAAACTTTTTACTTTATGCGTCTAAACATTATGAAAATAAGCAGTGTACTTCTATGGAAGAGTTTAAAGAGGATATACAACGTTTTAAATATCTTAAAAGACTCTTTAAAAGATATTCAGCTGCTGGTGATTTACAAGAGCGTTTGATACTAAACCATCTTATTATTATACAGAATGTGTTTGGTATAGATGCGGCGATTAAAATGCTATTCTTCAAAGTTGAAGAACAACATTGGCCGGCCTTAAAAACGTTCCTTGTATATTTAAATTATTTGAAAGAGGAACTTTATGTTGATGTTCCTCTAGATGTAAATATAGTTAAAGTACTAAGAGGAATCTAATGGGGATAATTTCAAGAGCTGCTGATACATACTATGCGTATCGTTTCATCAAACATCTTGTAACTCCATGGAACAAGATGAAAGCTTATGAATTAGGCTTAGTCGATGAAAATGGAAAGAAACTTAAAAGTCCGCAAACTTCTGAAGAAAGGACTGAATATAGTTACTTCCATAGATTAGTGTTCAATCTTAAAAGAATACTAGAAAAACTTCCATTTGGAAAATCAAGGTTAGCTTCATACGCAGCAGCTTTGTTTCTCATAAAGGAAGACGGTAAGTTGAATGATGATCAACTTAATGCTATACTAAAGAAAATGGATATTGATTCTGATTCTTTTCTACCAGAAGAAAAACAATTTCACCAAGACGAATATGGAGATATAATGCCTGGTGAATATACATTAACACAAGATATAGCATCTATACTTACTGGCGAACCTATTGCAAAAGCTACTACACCTGTAATAGTAAATGAAGGAATTATGCCAGTTGGTACGGTGTTTGGTGAACGCATATTTGCTGTACATCATATACCAACAAGACAAAAAATATTTGTTACAGCACAGGATTTGACAAGATGATAACGCTAAGAGAGTTAAGAGAAAACGGTCCATGCTGGTCTACACATAAACAGGTAGGAATGAAGAAGAAACCGGGTAGGCCTGGTTTAGTTCCTAATTGTGTACCGAAAGAAGGATCAGATCCAAAAGTTGGAACAGGTAAAAAGCCAAAAGGTTCAGGAAGGAGATTATATACAGATGAGAATCCCAAAGATACAGTCTCTATTAGATTTGCCACTGTGGCTGATGCCAAGAGAACTGTGGAGAAGGTCAAGAAAATTAGTAAGCCGTATGCTAGGAAGATTCAAATACTAACTGTTGGCGAGCAAAGAGCTAAAGTTATGGGTAAGATGGGAGTCGTAAGCGTATTCAGTAAGGCTAAAGCTGAAATGAAGCGAGAAGAAATGAAGAAGAGAGTAGATGAAGTCGCGGCCAATTCAGTAGCAGGCGGAGGTGTAGACCTATCGCCAGGAATAAGAAAAAAAGATGACCGACACAAATATTCTATCGGTCGAATGTTTAGAAGAAATCACGGAGTAATTTAATGTTATCAATATTAGGATCCCTTTTAGGGTTTGCAAGTTCTGCTGTACCCGCAATCACGGACTCATTTGCAAAGAAAACAGATCAAAAGCATGAACTGGAAAAAATGAGAGTGATGGCAGAACTTCGTAAAGACGGGTACGATCACGATATCAAGATGTACAATGAAATGGGTGCTGCTGAAGAGCATAAGCGCCTTATTGAACATGACATTGCTATCTCAAATACTGGCGGATGGATCAGCGCTTTACAAAGATCTGTACGTCCAGTTATCACTTATGCCTTCTTCGGGCTATTCTGCACGATTGAGATAGTGCTTCTTATGGAAGCACTTGATAAAGGTACTGACTTTTCAGAGGCAATAAACCTCTTATGGGATGATGAAACAAAAGCAATTTTTGCTGCAATTATTTCATTTTGGTTTGGCTCAAGGGCCATCGAGAAAAGTCGTAAAAGATAAATAAACCTACAACTACAAATTTTAATATATTATAAGCAGGAGAGATTAATGCCAAGTAACCACTTGCCGACTCTTTACCAAGAGTTTATTCACTTATCACGTTATTCCCGTTGGCTTCCAGAAAAAGGACGCAGAGAAACTTGGGGTGAAACAATAGAAAGATACTTTGATTTTTTCCAAGATCATATGGGAGAAATGCACGGGTATAAAATTAACAAATCACTAAAAAATAAATTAGAAGAAGCAATATTAGAATGTAAAGTAATGCCTTCTATGAGATGTCTAATGACGGCAGGTGAAGCGTTGAAGAGAGAAAACATTGCTGGATATAACTGTTCATATGTAGCAATTGATAGAGTACAAGCTTTTGATGAAATCTTGTATGTACTAATGAATGGAACAGGCGTAGGTTTTTCAGTTGAAAGACAATTCGTTTCAAAACTACCTGTAGTAGCAGAAGAGTTTTTTGAAACAGATACTGTTATCCAAGTTGCTGACTCCAAGTTAGGTTGGTCTAAAGCATTCAAAGAACTCGTTGGCCTGTTGTATATTGGACAAATTCCAAAATGGGATTTAAGTAAAGTACGCCCAGCTGGTACACCACTCAAAACTTTTGGTGGTAGAGCTTCAGGTCCAGAACCATTGAATGGTCTATTTAAATTTACATCTGAAATTTTCAAAAGATCTGCAGGTAGAAAGTTAAGTTCTATTGAATGCCATGATATTGTTTGTAAAATTGCAGAAATTGTTGTCGTTGGTGGTGTAAGAAGATCAGCTTTAATCTCTTTGTCAAATCTTTCAGATGATAGAATGAGGCATGCAAAATCAGGACAATGGTGGGAAAATGAAGGTCAACGAGCTCTTGCAAATAACTCTGCATGTTATACAGAAAAACCTGACATGGGTATATTCATGGATGAATGGAAAGCACTCTATGATTCTAAATCAGGTGAAAGAGGTATATTCAACCGTGCATCTGCAACTGAACAAGCTGCTAGAAACGGTAGACGTAATACCGAAGGTCATGAGTATGGAACTAATCCATGTAGTGAAATTATTCTTCGTGACCGTGAGTTCTGTAATCTTTCCGAGGTTGTTGTAAGACCTGAAGATACAAAGGAAACTCTTTTGGAAAAGGTAGAGCTTGCTGCCGTTCTTGGAACATTTCAATCTACATTAGTTAATTTTAAATATGTAAGTAAAGAATGGAGAAAGAACTGTGAAGAGGAACGATTGCTGGGTGTATCAATCACTGGAATTATGGATAATCCTTTAACTAACGGCAAAGAAGGAGATCTTGATTCTCTTCTAAAAGAACTTAAAGAAAGGGCTATTAAAACAAATGCAAAGATTGCTAAAGAGATTGGCATACCGCAAAGTGCCGCCATTACGTGTGTCAAACCTAGTGGAACTGTATCGCAGCTTGTTGACGCAGCTTCAGGTATACATGCTAGGCATAATCCTTATTATATCAGGACCATTAGAGGTGATAAGAAGGATCCGCTTACGCAAATGATGGTTGATGCTGGTTTTCCAGTTGAAGACGATATAATGAATCCAGGACATACTTCTGTATTTTCATTCCCAATGAAAGCACCAGATCATGCGGTATTCCGTACTGATATGTCTGCTATAGATCAGTTAGAGTTATGGTTGTCATATCAGAAAAATTGGTGTGAACATAAACCATCAGTAACTATTTCTGTTAAAGAAGAAGAATGGATGGAAGTAGGTGCATGGGTTCATAAAAACTTTGAATGGATGAGTGGAGTTTCATTCTTACCATTCAGTGATCATACATATCAACAAGCACCGTATCAAGATTGTGATATGGAAGCTTATAAAGATATGTTAACTAAAATGCCAAAGAACGTTGATTGGTCTGTATTAGCAAGTTATGAAACACAAGATATGACTGTAGGGTCACAGGAACTTGCATGTACAGCTGGTAATTGTGAAATATAATATAGAAGGAAAAAGAATGAAGAATGTATATTTTATTGTAATAATGCTCGGTTTATTCGGAGGAATGCTTGTATCTGCAAATGCTGCAGATATGACTGTTGAAATGTTGAATAAGCGAGACAAAGAGAAAATGTTGTATAGTGAAGATATTGCTCGAATTGACGTAGGCGATACAATTACTTGGGTACCAACATCTAAAGGACATAACGTACATTTTATTGGAGGCCCAGAAGGTTGGGATCTTCCTAAGAAAAGTAAAAACAACGCAGAAGTTGCTATTACATTCGATGTCCCAGGTGTGTATTTGTATCAGTGTACACCTCATGCTACAATGGGCATGATTGCACTTGTAGTAGTTGGTGAAGATACTTCAAATCTTGATGCTATTAAAAAGATCAAGATAAGAGGTAAAAGTAAGAAGAAGTTTAAAAAACTTCTAGAAGATATTTAATGAACATTAAGTTGTACACTAAAGAATCACCGCCTTGCAGTTACTGTGAGGCGGCTAAAGCTTTGCTTAAAGTAAAAGGTATAGAATACGAGAATTTGGTCATTGGTAAAGATATTGCCAGAGACCAAGTGCTTGAACATGCCAATGGATGGAAAACAGTTCCAATGGTTTTTGTTGATGGTAAGATGATAGGTGGCTTTGTAGAATTACAGAGCTTTATTTTGTCACGAGACTTATCATAAGGAGGAAAAATGGAAGACTGTGATTACTGTGGAGCAAAGTTTGACGTAAAGTTCGATGATCCAGAGGAGCACGAACTCAACTATTGTCCGTCGTGTGGAGAAGATTTATGGGAAGACGAGGATGATGAAACAGAAGGAGAAGAAGATGGAGAAGAATATGATGAATAAATACTATTATGTGGTATTACAATGATGAAATATTTAACAGCACCCCTGAAGATTATCAAGGCTTTGTGTATGAAATTGTGGAGCTTGATACTGGGCGTAAGTACATTGGCAAAAAGAATTTTTGGAAACCTAAGACCCTCCCGATTACTAAGACTCGCAGAAGACGCGTGCGTACGCGTACTGAGTCTGATTGGAAGAGTTATTTTGGCTCCAGTGAAAAAGTTAATTCATTGGTTGAAAGCAAAGGTAATGAAGGATTCCGAAAAGTAATCTTAAGACTATGTAAGACAAAAGGTGAAATGTCGTATTTTGAAACAAAGCTTCAATTTGATAATGATGTACTATTTAACGACAATTACTATAATGAGTTTATAGGATGCAAAATTCATGCAAAACATCTTGGAGGAATCAATGGCTGAAATAATTGAATTCCCTATTGAACTGACTCGACCTCCTGCAGGTATAGCATATGATCTTGATACTGTAGCATTAGTATCAGAAGTATTATATGAGATTATGGAAGACAGGGATTATGATATAGATCAGAAACTTAAAGATGATATTAAAGTATTGACAAATCTTGCATACGCAGCAGTAAGAAGACAGGCCGCAGAAGAAGGTGAAAAGCACCATCCATTTC